CATTTGGGATATCTGGAAATGGTATCAGCGACATCAAAAGAGCCCCGTGTTAGCCTGCGCCGGAAACTGTGAGTTTAGGGCCATTCCCATGTCACGGGCAATGCCGGGCGCATCCGTGGCCTGCGTGTAGACCTTGATTTCACCAATGGATAGCGTGGTCTGCGAATTGCCCCCGGCGCCAGGCTGTGCGGCACCCCCTGCCACTGCTGCCGTGGCGGTCGCTCCCGGCACACCGCCGAGCACCTTTGACAAATAGCCCACCGTTTCGGCAGGGGCTGCAGCCATGCCTTTTTTGTCGAGATTGCCCGGACCCCAATTGTAAGCAGCCACAGCCTTAGAAACGTCGCCGCCGTAGTGTTTCATCAGATCGGATAGATAGCGAGCTGCTGCGTCAGATGATTCGTTGAAATCGTACGGATTTTTCAATCCGCGAGCCTTTGCCGTGGCCGGCATGAATTGAAATGGGCCTTCAGCACCCGCCGCCGATTTCAGATTTTTACCGCGCCCGGATTCTGCCGCCCATACTTTGTCGAGAATTCCGGCAGGCAATCCGTATTGTTTCTCCAACGCGGCCATGCGCGCAGCCTTGTCGGTGCCGTCAATCGTCGCACCCTTTGTCTGACGTGCCGCCAGTTCCGCCGCTTCGCCTTGATTCAAATTCTCGCTGTGTAGCATCAATCCGACGCCCAGGCCCCCGCGCACCAATCCGCGCACCAGACCCAAGGCGCGGGCCACTATGCCGCTGCCTGCCGCTGCTGCCGGGGCCACTGCGGGCGCTGCTGCCGCTGCAGCAGGGACTAGCGAGGGGATTGCCGCGAGGGCTGCGCGCATGGCCCCAATCGAGGCCACAGCGCCCAATATCGCAGTAGACCATCCTCCGGTGGCCTTATCCAGCGAATTGAACAAATCCAGGGCACCTTTAAGTACCGGATTGAGCCCATCCACCATTTCATTTTTCAGACTGTTCGCGGTCATTTCCGCTTCAGTCATTGACCTGCGCGTATTTTCCGCGCTCAGGGCCTGTTTGTCCGTTACAGCCCCGTGCTCCTTTTGCGTAACGATCAGCTTTTCAAGGCTCGCGCGGCCTTCCAACATCGCATTTGCGGTTCCGGGATCGATGCCCATGGCCTGCAGCGTATTGAACGCTGTGGTGCGGTCCATGCCCTTCATGCGGTCGGCGAAATCCATCAGGATGTCAGTGCCTTTGCGCGCATTACCCTGCGCGTCCATCATCGCCACATTGAACCGGGAGAAATAAGGGAGTAGGCCGCTCTCACCATTCATCTGTAATTCGGTTTGCGACCGGCTCAGCATACTTAGCGTGCCCTGAAACGCGCGAGCGTCGCCGCCCGTTATTTCAATGGCATTCGACCAAGCTGAAATTTTGTTTGCGCTCTCGCCCAGATTGCGAGAGAAACGATAAATTTCAGCGTTCGTTTGGATCGTATCGACTACGAATTTCTTCAGTACGTAGAGTCCGCCCAATTTGGCCAGGAATTTTCCGAGCCCATCGGTTGCCGTGTTGAAACCTTTGGCGCCTTGTTTTCCAGCATCTTCCAAATGCTTGCCCGCGTCGCCAGCTTCGGCGCCGATGTCGCGTAGGTCTTTTTTAACCGCACCGGTTTCGTCTTTGAATTTTTTAGAATCCAGACGCAGCGCTACGGTCAGGCTATCGATAATTGTAGGCATCAGTCAGCCCTTGCGTTGTGGTCATCAATCACCGCTATTTCTAGCAAATCGTAGAGGTCTTCCAGACCATATACGGTCTGCAATTCATGCAGTGTAGCGAGCCGCTTTGATACAACAATACCCACCGTGGCGGGCACATTCGCATACGACATCGCCGCCCGTGATGCGCCGCCGCCAGCGTTAGGCCTGTGGCCTATTTTGATGCGGCGACGGCGGTCAAAAAATCCCCGTGCAACTTGAATATTTCATACCGCAATTTAACGCGCGTCATGATTTCTTCAATGTCTTCGTCGATCAATTCGCGCACCACATGCGCGCGGGCCGGATCGGGCATGATCTGTACGCACTGCCACATTTCCGCGAGTAATGGCTGCGCAGTCTCCCAGCGCAATTTGGCCAGCGATTTGACGCCTAGCTCAATCATGCCGGCCATGCCCATCCGCTCGAAACCGGGGGGAATGTCCACACCTTCAGCGGTCAACGCCAGGATTGCGCGCATACCCCACGCCTCCCCCTGCGCTGCTGGCAATTCGGTGAGCACGAAGACTTTGCCGAAATCGCGGCCAGCGTCTTGCACCTTGTAATTGAAACTTTTGCGAGCCATGTGATATGCCTATTCAATGTGGTGCCCCGGCGTGCGTTGGGAGACGGCAACGCGGGCCTTGTGAGCCCTGCCGGGGCGTAACCGGTTACAACAGGGATTGATTGACCGATTCCCAGGTGATTTGATAATCCATGGGCTGCAGCAATTTCGCCGCATCGGGAATTTGCTTACCCTTGGTCAGAATGCCCCGGCGCATTGAATATTTTTCGCCCGTGCTAGGCAGCACCAAACTGCCCGAAATGTAGAAAACTTCGCGGGTCGATTTCGTGGCGGCAATCAGCGCATTGAAAAACGTTTTGCTCGGACTATCAGCCTGCAGCGTGATATCCTGCACGCTCGGATTTGGGGTGTAGCCTGCGGTCATGCGACCGTCAACGCCCATTTGAACCTCTGCGAGCTGCAAAGATTCCATTGCGAACGCCTTGTCGCTGGCGAATCCGCTCATTTGCACGGGGGCCGGAAACAGCCCCGCGACTACGAACGTCAAAACGCTATTTGCGCTGGTGATAGTGGTATCAGACATTGATCAAATCCCCTTACATGATGTCCACGGATGCCGTAGAGAGTTTCTGCACTGCACCACCATCGGTGTACCACAGATTGATAATGGGCGAGCCACGCAAGCCACGCACTTGCGCGCCAGGGTCGAGCACTTGCAGGTAATAGCCCTGCGCAAACAGCGGGCTGGAAATGTCCCGGCCTGCCGCTTGGTTGACCACCGCAATTTGTTGGGCCGACAGCGTGACGCCAGAGCGAATGCCGCCGAAAGTTTTGGACGCGGCAATGGGGTCGACCATGCTTGCATAAACCAGCCCGTACCCGTCATTGTTGTAGGGTATGGATGTCATGGCAGTGAGCAACGTCAATTGCGCAAGCTGCAATTGCGAATTCAGGTACACCTGATTCACAAACGAATCGAGCCACTTCCAGCGACCCGACATCTGCCCGTTGTAGAAGAAATTGAATTGCGTGTTGGCGGTCGCGTAACTGCCGTAGAAGCTGTATCCGTTGGCGAGCAACGTCTGCCCAATTTGGCTATTCGTGACAGTCGGGGTGAACCCGGCTTGGCTTTTGAAAGCGGCAGTAATGCGACCGTTTTTCTGACCCACATTGATGGATGCAACCGTACCCAAAACGAACGCAGCGAGCAGTTTGTTGTTATAGACCGGCACGACGCCATCATATGCAGCGGCAGCGGCCACGGCACCAAAGCATGTAGTGGACCCGCCGACAATTGCCTGCGCGTCAGTGTCCCATGCGATATAGGCGTAACGCTGATTCTGCGAGCTAGTCCAGACTGCAAAATTAACTTTGTCGGCAATGACCGGCTCCCATACCGTCATGAAGTCAACCCAATTTTGAATATTGGCGACTACATTGGCCATAGCGGTCGCGGGCGTGTCGGCAATGTGGCCTTGCGAGAGTAGCGCACCGGTCGCAGATGTCAGCAGCAGACCCGCAGACAATGTGCCGGTTGCGTAGGTCATGGAAGACGTTGCGCCCGTTGTGCTGCTGGAAATCAGGAATGTGCTATTGATCGCATTCCATGTGCAAGTGGGTTTGCCCGCACCCGTGAATGCTGCAGCAATCATGCCCGCCGCCGCCGCGAAACTTGAGGCGGTCGAGAGATTGATAGCGCTGGAGGTAAATGCCACACCATCAACCGTCACCGTAAGCACACCGGAGAGCGCCTGCAATTGCGCCAGGGTCATCGCGCCCAGGTAGCCAGATTGCAGCCATCCGCCCACGGCAGCGAGAGCGAACGGGGCGAACATCAGCGTGCCCGGCTTGACCGTGGAATTGTCAAAGCCTGCGAAATAGACCTGAGCAATCGCGTATTCGTCAGATGACGGGCCGAAAAATGCGCTTACGGCATTTGCGTTATAGAACGTCTGCACTGTGCCAATGGGCAGCAGTACGTTTTGGGAAACAACAACGCCATTGAGTGCAAGCGGATTGCCGCCAGTACCAACAACGCCAGGATTTACGCTGACAATATCACTTGCGGGAATTGACGACATTTTTAAACCTCAAAAAATAATTACAACATATCAGCGGCCACAATACCCACCGGGCCTAGCGTGGTCGCAGAATCCTGCGGCACAGTAACGGTCGGATTGTATTGTATGTGCGCGGTAGCAGTCCACCGGCTCACGTATTGCTGTTCACCGGTAGTCAGTGGCGCCTGTACCGCATCGGATGTATAGAGGGGGCGGATATTTGCCGGGAATGCGTTAAATCCCCATTGCGAGCGCAGTGCGGTTTTTGCCGTCTTGCAAAATTCCCCCGCCTGCACACCGTAAAAATCCATTTGAATATCAATACGTGACGGGCCGTAAATCTGCGCGGTGCCTGCACTACCCTGATACCGGGTAAATGGCACGCTCAAATCGACCATTAAAATTTCAGTCAATACGCAACATGGATTTGAGGGGAGCGCCACCCGGTTTGTCTGCGACCGGACGACCTGACCACCAGGCACAAAGGGTGCGAGAAATGCCGCCAGGGCGTTGATTACGTCATCTACTGCTATATCGGAGGTATACATTACGGTCCCTGCAATACGATTGCAGCCTTTGTCCACGTAGGCCAGCTCTCCAGCACCTTAACGACAAGCCACGTCTGCGTACCGTTGTTGCGCAATATCAGATCGCCGCCCGTTTGGTTTGGTCGAATCACGCCGGCCAGCGAGCCCCGCAGATAAATTGCGCGAATGGTGCCTTGAATATTGAGTCCGTCTAATTGCTTGATATCGGCAGCGTCCAAAGCCTGCACCTGTGCCGGGCCACTGACTGACGGGGCGTACTGCGGGATTTGCCGGGCGCCATTACCGACAGTAAAGCCTGTGGAGCGCTGCACAATGACCACTTCGTTAGGGTTCACTGTAGTGCTAACCGCATTGGCGATTCCACGCAAATCCATTATGGCTCAACCTTATACGTGATGCTATTTAGCATGTGACCGGTCGCAATCAGAGGCTTTTCAAAACCCTTCGCCTTAATTGTACTGCTGGCGAGTGCAGGCGTAGTGAATTCGTTAATGCTCTGCTGCAATGCGCCCTTGATATCCTCGCCCATGAAAGCCAGCACGCGCGGGCCATCGTAATGCGTAAACTTTCCAGCCTTCGCCAATTTTCCCGGCCACGTAGGGGATTCTGCGGCGACCATGGTGCGAAAAAATGGGCGGGCGGGCGTGTCGCTACTGCCGTACTCATTCCAGAATGCCACAGCGGCAACCAATGTACCATCGGGGTATGTTGCGCCATCCATGAACCCGACTTCCAGCGTACCGCTCATTTTTCGGGCGATTTTCTCTAACGCCTTAATCAACGCGTCACCGCCAGAAATGGACGCGCCCGCCATATCAATAGCGCGTAAACCGTGGTCGGTATGTGAACCCGCGATAGGCGCTAGTGGCCTGCCAGTATGCAGCGCCATATTGGCTCTGCGCAAACCATGCTTGCGTACCGGGCTGCGCGTATTCGAACGCTGCCGATACTGAGCCCTCATTTGCGGTCGATACGCGCCCGACTGGCCGGGGCTGACCGTCAGCACTCAATGCCCCGCCCACGTACGCAATATGCGCAGTGAGCATATTCAGGAATAGCGTTCGCTTGGTCAAATCCTGCACTCGCGAACAATCGCTATTCGACAGATACAGCGTCGCCTCTGCGAAACAGGCGCCCAATACAGTATCCGCTACCGATTCGAATTCACGGTAGCGGGCCTTGAATGCCGCAACATCAAAGACGACTGAGGCCATATCAGACTTCGGCAGTCTTTACGCCGACTGCGCGTGGGTCTTTGCCATCTGTGGCCATCGCTTCGAAGCCTGTTTTTTCGGCCTTGAATTCCTTCGCCATGGCGGTCGCATCGCTGGAAGTTTTCGCCACGAAAATCGATTTGGATTTCAGCGCCGGGAATTCGGGATTCATCATTTCCCATTCGGCCCAAAAATCCGCATCCACTTCGGTAGTGCAATGATCGGCGCCGATGATGATGGACTTATTGCGTCCATTCAGCGTGATTTTTTGTGCGGGATTTGTGGGCCGCTCCAGTGTGATGCCGTGGGGCAATTTGCAACCCACAATTACGGTTTTCGCCATGTTCGAATTCTCCTAAGTCAATAAAAAAGCCGGGGCATTTTAGCGCCCCGGCTCCATCATATCACCGTAGCGATATCAGATACCAAGCATCTGCG